ATGGACGTATTCCGTGCAGGCGGCAACTTCCACAGTAATATTGCGAAGAAAGTATTTAAGCTACCATGTCCCGTTGAAGAAGTAGCAGAACTTTACAAAGACCGTAGACAGGCAGCGAAAGCCGTAACTTTTGGTATTATGTATGGAGCTGGCCCAAAGAAGATTAGTGAACAAGTTACAAAAGATTCGGGCAAGTACTTTAGCCCTCAGGAAGCGCAGGAAGTAATCTCGGACTACTTTAAAGAGTTTCATAAATTAAAATCATGGATTGAAGAAAACCAGAAGTTTATCGCACAGAATGGGTTTATTTATAGTTTCTTTGGTCGCAAAAGGAGATTACCAAATGTCGGGTCGACAGACGCAGGCATCAAGAGCCATAGCATTAGGTCTGGTCTTAATTTTCTGGTGCAGTCTGCTGCTTCTGATATTAACCTACTAGGCGCAATAGACATGGGTGCGTATATTAAAGCGAAAGGCATGAAATCAAGAATTTTCGCACTTGTACACGACTCCATTCTCGCAGAAGTACCAGACGATGAAGTAGAGCATTATAGCGAACAGCTACAAGGATTTATACAAATGGACAGAGGTATTTCTATTCCTGGTGCTGCAGTAGGCTGTGACTTTGAAGTAGGAGAAGACTATTCCATGGGTAAGTTTGAGAAAATATATGGTAATAACATATAAAACAGTAAATAAGCTAAAATTTCCAGTATTCTTGTTATCTTCAAGTAACTGGCACTTAGCAGATGGACTGCTGTTCTTAGATGAAAAATTATTAGACGACAGAAATATGCCAGGAGATACTCTTGGCATACGTCGAGCACAAAGCCCCCATAGAGAGCAGTACCCATTAAAAAGAGCAGTATTTAATCATAATGGCTTACTAAAACAGTATACAAAGTGCTTTATAGATAGTAATGGAGCACCTTTTATATATGAAAAAACTAAGTCAATGCCATTAAAATATTTAAGAATTAAAAAAGTGGTAAAGAAAGAAGTAGCATCACTTTTATGGGTTGAAGGGTGTTCTCACCCTTTTACCATACCAAGACCTCCCGAACAAGGAATGAATTGGGCAGGTATTTTGCATCTACACGGACTTCCTTGGATGCTATACGAGTATTCTGAGACTAAACAAAAGAATACTCACAGAAAAGTATAGGGAACTTATGGCTAAAAGAAATCGCACAATAGCAGGGGCTGGATTAGACCTGCGAGAGATAGAGCCTCTTACTAGAAACCAATTGAAAGTTTTTGAATCTAGCAAGAATTTAGTACTACATGGATTGGCAGGAACGGGCAAAACATTTATATCTTGCTACCTAGCATTTGATGATATGGCAAAGAATGAGTACGAAAGATTAGTAATTATTCGTAGTGCTGTACCAACAAGAGATATTGGATTTTTGCCTGGAACTGAGAAAGAGAAGCAATCTGTATATGAAGAGCCTTATAAGGATATTTGTATAGACTTATTTGGGCGTGGCGATGCGTACCAAATACTAAAGCAGAAAAATATTGTTGACTTCATGACAACTTCTTTCATTAGGGGTATTACACTACGAAATGCGGTAATTGTAATTGATGAATGTCAGAATATGTCATTTCATGAACTAGACTCAATTATTACTCGCATGGGCAACCATTGTAGAGTTATATTCTGCGGAGACTTTAGACAGGCAGATTTAAAGACGGGACAAAGTGGAATGTTAGACTTTCTTCATGTGTTAAAGCGCATGGAAGAGTTCGACTTCATTGAGTTTGAAGTAGAAGATATTGTTCGTAGTAATTTTGTGAAAAATTACATTATAGCAAAAACTGAACTAGGATTTTAATGAAAGCTGTTATAAGCAACAGAATTTATATGAACTGCACTGACGAATTGCAGCAGCAAATCGACAAGGAGCTTACATATACAATTCCTTCGCACAACCCGTTAGACCCTCCACAGGTTATTAAAACTATGGGGTTAATTCGTAACGGGTTGATTTCATTACCCATTGGCAGAATTGATTTAATTCCTGACCATTATGAGATAGTGGATAAGCGGCTTTATAAACCAGTAGACTTTCCTGAGTTTAAGTTTCCACTTCGACCAAGCCAACAAGAAGTATATGACAAAATCGAAGACAATGCTATAGTAAACGCCTGGGTAAGCTGGGGCAAGACTTTTACAGGTCTTGCCATAGCTGGTAAACTTGGGCAGAAAACACTTATCGTAACACATACAGTACCTCTTAGAAACCAGTGGGCAAAAGAAGTAGAGAAAGTCTATGGAATTACAGCTGGAATTATAGGTAGTGGTAGATTTGAAATTGACCACCCAATCGTAATTGGGAATACTCAGAGCTTGTACCGAAATATAGACAAGATTCGTAAAGAGTTTGGTACTATCATACTCGATGAAATGCACCACGTTAGTAGTCCAACCTTTTCTAAAATTATAGATACAAATTACTGTAGATATAAGATTGGACTTTCCGGCACTATAGAAAGAAAGGACGGTAAACATGTGGTGTTTCGAGACTTCTTTGGTAGTAAGATATTCAAACCGCCAAAAGAAAACTATATGGTTCCTAGTGTCCACTTGGTTCATTCTGAAATACGATTTATGGACGGTGCAAGCATACCTTGGGCGAATCGAGTAACAAAATTATCAAACGATGAAGAATATCGTCATACGATAGCAATGCTAGCGGCGGCCTACGCCGCAAAGGGGCATAAAGTGTTAGTAGTAAGCGACCGAGTTAGCTTTCTTAAAGCTTGCGCCGAGCTGACTGGTGACAGAGCAGTTTGTGTTACAGGTGAGGTATCGCACGAGGAAAGAGAAAAGCTAGTAGAAGAAGTATTAAGCGGAAACAAGAACGTACTTTATGGCACACAGGCAATATTCTCTGAAGGTATTTCAGTAGATAGCCTAAGTTGTCTAATACTTGCAACTCCCGTTAATAATGAACCACTATTAACACAGCTAGTAGGTCGAGTAATACGAAAAAGAGAAGGAAAAGTAGACCCAGTTATAATAGATATACACCTAAGAGGGAAGACAGCACAAAGACAGGCTTCCAATAGGGTAGGATTCTATATGAAGCAGGGTTGGAATATGAAGTACCTTTAAAAAAATAGTTCTTGACAATGACTCAAAAAGAGAGTATAATAGTGTTCTTATATGATTGGCAGAAGGTGTATGATGAAGCAAAAGGTAATATTGTTTCATGTAATCGTATTATGGAAATGCTTATAACTAAGCGTATTCCTATAAATAGATACGACCCCATATACATGCTGTCTCAGAAAAACTTCTCAGGACGCAGTTTCATGCTGCATCCCGATGTACTTCTGTACAACTCTTATAAGTATACTAATCGTGAAATAGCAGAATATTATGCGCTTGCTGCACTACGTAGCTTGCCAGAATACTTTGCTTCACAAAAAACTACACTAGACCTATTACATTTACCCGTAGGACTAGAAATCATAAACGAAAATAGGCTACTAAGTATAGATGAGCATTCCGTTCATTTTTTATACGAAGAAGTCACAAAGGAGAAATTACACTAATGGCTATATCATTTAACAAACAAAAAGGCTCTGCCCAAAAATCATCACTCGAAACTTTCAATTTTAAAGACGGCGAAAACAAAATGCGTATCGTAGGCGACATTCTTGCCCGTTATGTATATTGGATAGAAGGCGAGAATGGTAAAAATCTTCCATTGGAATGTTTATCTTTCGACCGAAACCAAGAGCGTTTCAATAACACAGAAAAAGATTGGGTTCGTGAATACTACCCAGACTTGAAGTGTGGCTGGTCTTATGCCACTCAGTGTATTGACCCAGCAGACGGCAAAGTCAAAGTTGTAAACCTAAAGAAGAAGTTGTGGGAACAAATCGTACAAACGGCTCAAGACGGCCTTGGCGACCCTACAGATGTAACAACCGGTTGGGACATTTGTTTCAAGCGTGTTAAAACTGGCCCACTTCCTTACAATGTTGAGTACCAACTACAAGTATTGAAGTGTAAGAATCGCCCTCTTGACGAAGCAGAGCTTGCAGCTATTACAGACCTCAAGTCTATGGACGATGTAATGCCACGCCCCACTCCAGACGCGCAGAAAGAACTTCTTGACCGTTTGCGTACCGGCAGCAACGATAATGATGATGAAACACTAGAAGCAGAGTTTAACATCGGATGATTTTATATACGGCAGACTGGCACATAAAACTGGGGCAGAAGAATGTCCCAGTTGAGTGGGCATTAAATCGCTATAACCTATTCTTTCAGCAGATTTATGAACTGGAGAAAGAGTGCAATATGCACATTATAGGCGGTGATTTATTTGATAGGCTGCCAAATATGGAAGAGTTGGAACTTTACTTCTCGTTTATTCGAGCGGTAAAGATTCCAACCATTATCTATGACGGTAATCATGAAGCAACTAAAAAGAATAAAACATTCTTTACACAGTTGAAACAAGTCTCACGAGACATTAATCCGTTAATACATATTGTAGATATATCTTATATTGACCAAGATTTAGGGTATGGCATTCTTCCATACGCAGACTTACATAGAAAGGGTAGCTTAGACCACTTTGATAAGACTAAGCCTTTGTTTACTCATGTTCGTGGAGAGATTCCACCGCATGTAAAACCAGAGATAGATTTAGATTTATTAGAAGATTTCCCTGTAGTGTTTGCGGGCGACCTACACTCACACAGCAACACGCAACGTAATATAGTTTACCCTGGTAGTCCTATGACTACTTCTTTTCATCGAAACGAGGTAAAAACAGGTTATCTACTTATCAACGAAGGAGATTGGAGCTGGTTTTGGGAAGAGTTTAAATTACCACAACTAATTCGTAAAACAGTATCAGACCCTAGCGATATGCTACCTACAACCTATCATCATACTATCTATGAGCTAGAGGGTGATATTCAGGACTTAGCAGGCGTTAAAAATTCTGAGCTTCTTGATAAGAAAGTAGTAAAGAGAAATACTGAAACCTCATTGATTATTGATAAAGATATGAGCATTGAGGAAGAATTAGTAGAGTATCTAACTTATATTTTAGAAATTTCGACAGATAAAATACCAGACATACTAGGAACTTATAATGATTACGCTTCAAAAGCTGAAATGGGATAATTGCTTTAGCTATGGTTCTGGTAACGAGCTACAGTTAGACGACAATACAGTAACACAAATCATTGGTACTAACGGTATGGGGAAATCCTCCATACCGTTAATCATTGAAGAAGTTCTTTATAACAAAAACTCAAAAGGTATCAAGAAAGCTGATATTCCAAACCGTTATGTTAATAAAGGATACAACATCTACCTCTCTTTTATTAAAGATGGTGAAAGTTATGAAATAACCGTAACCAGAGGTACGAATATAAAAGTAAAGCTGGAGAAGGCTGGAGAAGATATTTCTAGTCATACAGCTACAAATACTTATAAGTCTATTCAAGATATTATTGGTATTGATTTTAAAACTTTCTCTCAGCTAGTATATCAGAACACAAATGCGAGTTTACAGTTTCTTACTGCAACTGATTCTAATCGTAAAAAGTTCCTGATAGATTTATTGCACTTAGAGCATTATGTCGAATTATTTGATATTTTTAAAGAAGCATCAAGACAGTCTGCTTTAAGTACTGCAAGTATAACTTCAAGGTTATTGACCATTGAAAAATGGCTCAATGACAATAAATTAAGTGATACGAATATACTGCCCCTGTTAGATTTGGATATTGATACATTGGAAGATGAGAAAGAACTGGCTTCATTGACAGTAGAACTTCAAAATATTTCCGAAAAAAATAAAAAAATTAGTAAAAATAATCAATATAATACGTTCTTAAAAGCTATTGATATTGTAGCTATAAATAACTCTCCTGTTACACAGTTAGAAAGCTATGATGGCTTGCAAACTGAAGTAGGGAGTTTAAAAGCAGTCGCTGCGGGTGCTCAACGCCTTTTGACAAAGTTGCAAGGATTGGGAGACCACTGTCCCACTTGTGAACAATCTGTTGATAATTTGTTCAAACAGAGTCTTATCGAAGCGGAAGTTGAGAAAACATCTACAGCAACAAGTAAGATTACGGAGTTAAATAATGAAATTGAGCGAATTAAAGAAAACAATAAAGTCTTTACAGCTAATGCAAAAGCTAAAAAAGATTGGGAAGATTTGTATCGTTCAATTGACCAATCTTTACAGAGTGAGCCGGTGGACAAAGGAGAGCTTGATAGTCGCATACTATGCGTTCATAATCGACTACAGGGATCAAAAGAACGATTGGCATTATTATCAAAAGAAAACGACAACAGAACCCGTAGAAACACCAGAATCCAAGTAATTCAAGAACAAACAGATGAGTTTATCACTCAACTGGAGAAGTGCCAAGCAGAACTAGACGAACAGACTAAGTTAGATAATAATTTAGAAGTACTAAAGAAATCTTTTAGTACAAATGGATTACTCGCTTATAAGATTGAGAATCTAGTAAAAGAATTGGAAGAATTAACCAATCAGTATCTTGGTGAATTATCAGACGGTCGTTTTACACTCGAATTTGTAGTGTCAAATGATAAGCTGAATGTGCAAATTACGGATAACGGAAACATAGTAGATATTCTAGCTCTTTCTTCTGGAGAGTTGGCTAGAGTGAATACTGCTACCCTTATCGCAATTCGCAAGTTAATGAGTAGTATTTCAAAGTCAAGAATCAATATTTTATTTTTAGACGAAGTTATCAATGTATTAGATGATGCAGGCCGCGAGAAGATGGTAGAAGTATTATTGAAAGAAGACCTCAATACTTATATTGTATCTCATGGCTGGACGCACCCTCTACTAGAGAAGATAGAAGTAGTCAAGAACGGAAACGTGAGTGGATTAGAATAAATGGGAGCTGGTAGACGTCGTATTTGGTGGATGTATGCAAAAACAAAGGAACAATTAGGGTTGGCAGAAGAAACCCCAAGTCAAGAGGAAGAAGATGGTAGACTCAAGAGCGAAGGGAGCGAGGGGAGAGTACTTAGTACGGGATATGTTGAGGGAGATGACCGGACTGAAGTTTGAGAGGGTTCCAGCATCTGGTGCACTTGAGTATTTGAAAGGGGACTTATATGTCCCTAATCAAAGAAATCATTACTGTATCGAAGTGAAGAACTACAAAGACTCTCCATTAAGTGATAAAATATTTACACAGCCAAAGACGAATGATTTAATTCGTTGGTGGAAGAAGTTAGTAATACAAGCAGAAGGTGGTAGTCAAAAGCCTTTATTATTTTTTAAATATGACCGTTCCAAAGTGTTTGTGTGTACAGCAGAAAAGCCAGAAGTATGTAAAGAGTGGATGTATATATCTTTTCTAGGCTGCTATGCTTTACTCGCCGAAGAATGGTTAGCAAATGAAACAGTGGAGTTTATCGGTGGCTTTTAATTTTAATGAAATACAATCAGGCTCGACACTTATAGTCGATGCTCTGAACTTAGCCTTCCGATGGAAACACGCAGGCAGAACAGACTTTCGAAATGATTATGTAACAACAGTAAAATCTCTAGCAGCGTCCTATAAGTGTGGGAATGTGATTATCACAGCCGATTGGGGTTCCTCTAGCTACAGAAAGCAGATTTTACCAGAGTACAAACAGAATCGAAAAGATAAGTATGAAACACAAACTGAAGCAGAGAAGCAAGCGTTTATAGACTTCTTTGATGAGTATGAAGAAACACTAGAGTTACTCTCTGAGAGTTATAAAGTGATTCGATTTCAAGGTGTAGAGGCAGATGATCTTGCTGCCCACCTTGTAAAGCATAAAAAGAAGTATGAATTAGATAATATTTGGCTAATTTCTAGTGACCGTGACTGGGACTTATTAGTTCAAGACGGAGTAAGTAGATTTTCTTATGTAACTCGTAAAGAAGTAACAGTAGAAAACTGGTCAGAGCACTATGATGTAGACCGTGACCAATATATCTCCTTTAAATGTCTCACAGGCGATAAGGGCGATAATGTTCCTGGTATTAACGGTATTGGGCCAAAGAGAGCAGAGCAGTTGATTAATGAGTATGGCGATGCAATGTCTATCTATGATAGCGTGCCTATCCCAGGTAAATATAAGTATATTCAAGAGTTGAATGAAAATGCTGAAGTATTACTAAAAAATTATGAATTAATGGATTTAATTACATATTGCGACGATGCAATAGGGGCTGACAATGTGTCAGAGATTACGCGGAGAATGATGAATGCAGATTGATTATAAAAGAGACAATTATCTGTCTGAGTTTAGTATTAAAACTCTCAAAGATAGATATTTAGTAGAGGGCGAGAATAGCCCACAAGATGCATTTGCTCGTGCAGCGAAGGCTTTTGCCGATGACGATGCACATGCGCAGCGTTTGTATGACTATGCTAGTAAGCTGTGGTTCATGTTTTCTACTCCTGTTCTTACAAATGGTGGTACAAACAGAGGAATGCCTATTAGTTGCTTCCTCAATTACGCGGAGGATAGTCGTGCAGGAATTACTGGACATTATACAGAAAACGCTTTTCTTTCTTCTGTTGGCGGCGGTATTGGTGGGTGCTGGAATGATATTCGTTCTGTAGGGAGTAAAACCTCTGCGGGGTCAGAGAGTACTGGAGTAATACCATTTTTAAAAGTAGTCGATGCGGAAATGTTAGCATTTTCACAAGGCGTAACAAGACGAGGTAGCTATGCAGCATATTTGGACATCACTCACCCTGAGATTGAAGAGTTCTTGGATATTCGTAAACCAACTGGGGGCGATGTTAATAGAAAATCTACTAATCTGCACCACGCTGTTGTTATACCAAATGAGTTTATGGAGCTAATTGAGCAAGCTACGAAAGTAGAAGGCTTT